GCTGGCTCGTCTTTTGGTTCGCTGACAGAGGCTGGGGCTATGATGCCAGCATCCACCAGGCGCTTTTCTTCGGCGGCATTTTTGGGTTTGTAAGGCTGCCCGCGCTTTGCGAGGACTTCAGAGCCTTTTTCGATTTGCCCGCGAATCACAATGTATTGCTTGGCCATGGGGCCTCCTGCTGATAAATGAGTAGTACAAAAAAACCCCGCGTTAAGCGGGGGTGGTTAAGCGACTTTCGCGTAGACGAACGCGTCTGGTTCATGGAAGCCTGGTAGCGGTGCCGACTGCATCATTAGCCAACGCACGCCCGCATCATCGTCAATCCAGCTTTTCGGGTAGCGTGCCACGTCAAACATGCCGCCTTCGATCGCTGCCATATCCTGAATAGCACCGTAGAGCATGCTGCAGCGCGAACTGGTAGGGCCAACGATCAAGCCGCCCGCCGGGATCATTGGCGCTTCTTCGCCGCCCTCAGCATCGCTGGGCTGGTACCACTCTTCATAGGCGTAAAGATCCATGCCGGGGTCATTTAGGTAGCCAAGGTAGGTGACGCCATCCGGCAGTTCTTCCGGGCGAATCATTCCCAGGTCTACGCGGCGCGTATTCAGCTTTTTGAGGACGATCTCATTGCCCATAAACGCATCAGCAGCCTCAGAACTCATGACGCAGGCGTTAGCGGTGCGACCTGACTTCTTGGCGATGCGGCTCTTGTATTTTTTCAAGTCTGCGATCGGGTCGGCTGTTGCCTCAGACCACTGCACCGCCTCCGTCACCAAGTGCTCATCGTCCATTTGGAAGTCGACGATATCGTCTACACCCTCACCTTTGACCGGTACCGTGCCCGTGGTGAGCGCTTGAGCGCGCATCCACTCTTCACGGCGACTGATCTGGTCATCCAGGTCTTCCATGTCGCGAGCCAACTGGTCACCTGCGCGGTCCAGCGGCGTCCGTTCGGAGTAGATGTGCTCACTTGGCTGGCGTTGATTCAGCAGCATGCCCGCATTGGTTTCCAGCTTTGGCTTCACATAGGCGGGCTTATAGCTACGCATCACACTACCAGAGCGATCCACAATAACGCCGGGGCGATTTGGACGAACAAACGGCGCCATCTTGCGGTTGCCCTTGATGATGTCGATATCCACGTGGGCGGTGGTGAAGTTCACCGGTTCGGCACCAAAGAAGATTGTGCCCAGGAAGCGGCGGCTGGGCTTCATCTGCCGAATCGCAGCGAGCATCGTGCGTGTTGCAAATAGGTCCATGGGGGTACTCCGTGATAGAAAGGTGGTTCAGCTGGCCAGCTTGGTCGAATAGGCGCTGACGATTAGCCGTGAACGAACAGGCTGAACGGGCGCAATGCCTTGCGAACTGAAGCGACGGTATGACCATCGCCCAACGTCAGTGCCGAGGCGCGAAGGTCGCCAGTCAGCATGGTTTCAGCAGGTACGGCGCCTTCGGTAGCGTCAACAGCTTCCCAGAGCACTACGCTGGGCTTTTCACTGCCGTCTCCTGCTGCAGCTTCACTCAGCTTGAACTCTTTACTGGCAGTCACTTCACCTAGCACGCTGCCCGCCGCTAGCACCTGCCCTGCTGCGATCGTGACCGTGGCGAACCGGCGTGGAAAATCACCGGCAATCAATAAGCCCATCTGGGGATGAGCGGTCTGTGTTGTACTCGGCATGGAATGTCTCCTCTACAGCGCTTGTAGCGTTTGGGTTACTGGGTTTTCCAGCGGCGCGAAATAGCGGATACCGCCTGTTGCTCTTCATCAGCCTCTTTGCTGGTCTTCGGTGGCGTCGCTGGTGGTGCCTGGGTGCTATCACCCTGCATGCCTGCTAGCGAAACACCGCGATCCTGGGCGGCCTTGAAGAGAGAGAGGCCGGTCGCCTCTACGCTGTCGCCGTTAACCAGCGCAGCAGCCACTTCTTTTTCAAAGCCAGGCATTGCCAGCGCTTGAATGCCCATGCACCGCTTGCGCTCTGCCTCGGTGGCATCAGCCCGCACTTTCTCGACATCCACGGTGTCAGCGGCGGCGATTTGAATCGTCTTGGGGTCGGTACCGGCTTCGATCGCGGCCTGAAGCTCAGCGGTGGTTTTCACAGTCGTCATCATGACGCTCCTTGTAGTGCTAGTTGGTGACGTTGAGCCCGCAAGTTCGGCAATTAGGCTCTCTAATGAACCGAGGCGGTCGGCCATGCCGGCCTCAACGGCAAGCGCGCCAGTGGCGATACCGCCCTGGCGGAAACGGTCGTTGACTTCTTCGCGTGGAATATTGCGGTTGCGGGCCACTTTGTCGAGGAACACGGAGGCCAGCTCATCGGTGCGGGTTTGTAGTTGGGCGCGCCCCGCTTCCGTTTCCATATCTGGTCGCTTGTTGGGTGCATTGCTGGAAACAATCTCATAGCTCTTCTCGCCAGGGCGGTCTTCTCGCTTACGCAAGCTAAGCACCACGCCCACGCTGCCCAGCTGGGCAGTGTCGTCCACGATCACTTCATCAGCAGCGCTGGCTATCCAGTACATGGCACTGGCGGCTTGCCCGCCTACATAAGCCTTGATTGGCTTGGTGCCACGCGCCTGGTAGATCATCTCGGCCAGTTCGTTAATGCCTGTGGCTTCGCCGCCAGGGCTGTCCGCGTTTAGGACAATGGCTTTGATCTGCGGATCATCCAGTGCGGTTTGAATATCCGTCGCTAGCACCTGCGTACTGGTGGCACCGCTGATCTCGGTGAAAAGATTCGCATAGCGAAAGATGGGGCCAGTGACAGGAATGACGGCTACGCCATCGCGAACGGTGACGTTGCGGGTGTTATCCAGCGAGCGGCCCAAACGGGCTTCCAGTGCTTGAACGTCACCCTGGCGATCCGCCACCGCCATCAGGCTATCTAGCGCGTCGCCAGTCATCAGCCACGGGCGTGACGCCGCCAGCTCAAAAGCAGTGCGGGGCATAAGCGGCTCCTAAGGGTTAGCAATGAAAAGCCCGCACAATGGCGGGCTAGGTATCTTCGGTTTCGGTGGGCGACTCTTGCACTTTGCCGCCTACATACACAGGAACGCCGTTATCGCGTTTCCACTTGATTTCTCGTGCGCGGTCCTGGGCGATGTCGCCCCAGTCTTCGCCGTGATGCGACATGGTTTCCAGCGTTTCGTTGCTGGTACCGTTGGCGATGCGCTCGGTGGCTGCTCTGGCGTCTACCAGCTCATTTAGTGAGCCCATGGGCTCCCCGATCCAGATCGCGCGCGTATACGCACGGCGTTTGGCGGGGTCGCGGTAACCGGGCAAATTGATCATGCCGCTAGCCACCATCTCATCAACCACCAGGTCATAGGCGGGTTGGCACCATTGCGTCGTCAAATGATGGCGACGCTGCCGAATAAACTTCCATAGCTGATTGAAGGCAGCGCGGGCTGCGGTGTAGCTTGTGCTGAAGTGCATCAGCACCACTTCAGAGGGCTGGTCCAGCGCCGCTCCAATCTGTTTCACCACCGCCACAAAGAATGGGTCGAACTGAGCGTTCGGCCTTGCAGGGTTGATCGGTACCGGTTCAGCGCCTTCCTCTAAATCCCACACCGCGCCTTCACCTAACGCAAGGCTGTCGCCTTCAGGCTCGTGGCTGCGTTCGCTCTGCACCACGGGGCGCGATGGTTTATTAGGGTCGTTGCTCTGTTCATCCCATAGCGTGGCACCGCCCAAGCCCGGGTCATCCTCCTCGTTTCTTTCATGCTTGATGGCCACGGTGAACATCGCGCTGATAACGGCTGCAGTCAATTCTGCCTGACTGAACCGCTCCAGTTTTTGAAGCGCTTCCAACACCGGCGCGAGATAAGGCACGCCACGCGTGAGCCCAGGCCGATCTTTTTCGTTCATCAGGTGCAGAATGCGGCGGCGGCCGGTCTCGGCACCAAATACGGGCACCCATTCCCACGTTTGCTTTGTTAAGTAGTCATTTGGGTACCCATCGCACACGCGCACATGGGTTGGCTTTCCCAGCCTACCCACACGAATGCCGTCAATTTCATTGGCAGTATTCAGGTCAGCTAGTGGGTTGCCTACGCGCTCGGCTTCTACCAGCTGCAGCTTCAGCTCAAACAATCCGCCGGGGTGGCGCTCCATAGGCGTGAAACCAAACACATCGCCGCTGACCAGTGCGCTCACAAACGCCAAACGCTGCAAGCTATAGAAATCTAGCGTCGCTTCGGCATCGCATTCAGTGGGGCTTTCAGCCCACAGTCGGAAATGACGTGCCAACTGCTCATTCAGCGCTTTGGTCTGCTCATCATTTAATCCCAGCGCTTCGCCATCCACGTTAGGGCGCACCGTCAGGCCCATGCCTACCACGTTGGTAGCGGCTCGGCTAATCGCGGCTCGGCCTAGCAGGTGATTGCGGTAAGCGTCGCGCGAGCGGCCAATCAGCGTTTCACGTTCACTGGTTGGCGTATCCTGCCGAGGGCTGCCCATGCCAGGAATCCAGCTCAGCATGCTACGCAGCATGCGGCTGGCCCCCCC